CTTTTTCACATTTTAAATGATCGTAGTGGTTTATTATATCGTGCATTTTACCTGTTGTTGATTCACCTACTCCTATGATAGGAACATCAGGAGACTCAATAACAGTTATATTAATATTTTTAGATTCGTGTATTCTAAAAAGTAAATTACACACAGATAGCCAACCCGAAGTTCCACCACCAACTACAACTATATTATCTATCATAAATTTTTTCCTTTAGGTAATCTAAATATTTTTGTTTTGTTTTGGCTACTCTATCATATCTTTGTGTATCTCTATCTAATAAATGAATAGATGATATATATTCTTCTTTTAATTTATTCAATATATTTTTGTCTTGGTAATAATATATTTCAGCTAGTTCGTCAGTTTGATAATAATTCATACCAACACTTAAACATTGTAAACCACCGATGTCATCAAAATAGTTCTGCTGGTATCTTCTCATACTAGCCCACTGATGACCTTGTGTTTTTACTGGCTTGTTATCAATTAAATCTTTTGACCAATTATGATACATTATAGATTTCCAATATGGCGTATCTTCTCTATGTGATAATGAATAATGTAAAGAAACAAACTCTGCTGCATTTCTAAAAATGTGTTTACATATAGAAGTAAAATTATCTCTATCGTATTGACTAATAGTAATGTCTTTTTTATCTCTTGTTAATACTCTTAACAACATAAAAATAAAATCGTGTGTGGTTAATAGACCCGTTGATTCTAATGGTTCTACAAATGAGTTTGATAATCCAATAGCAACTACATTTTTTACAAATGTTCTTTTGTGCATTCCAACTCTCATTGGTATATACCTAAATTTTAGATTATCTACTTTGTGACCTTTGCTAATTAAATATGATTTAAATTCTTCTAGTGCATCTTCTTTTGATATAAATTTACTACAATGTACATAACCTGTACCCATTCTTTCCCAAACAGGAATATTCCATACCCAACCATATCCTAGTGCTGTACAATTTGTATATGGCACTAATTCTTTTTCTTTATCGTTATATGGTATTTGAGTTGCCCAAGCAGCATCATTGAATAATATATCATCATATTTTTCAAATGGTTCATTTAAATGTTCACCTAACAACATAGATTTAAAACCTGTACAATCTATAAACAAATCAGCTTTATGTTTTTTGTTTAAAGATACAATGCCGTTGTTATCTTTTTCAACTGAATCAATATGTTCTTCTATATGTTTTACGCCTTTTGGCTTACAAAAATTATCTTTTAACCATAAACCAAATTTAACTGCATCAACGTGATAAGATACATCACTATTAAAATTAAAATTAGGTATATCGTTAGATTTATTATCATCAAAGGTATTATTATTTACTAGTGCCATCAAGGGATACATTGAGTCATAATAGTTTAAATTACTAGTTTCTGGTTGTAACATTTTCTTAACGTGCCAAGTCATTCTACCATTTTTGTATGGACTAATGTTAGGAACACTAAACGGATAAAACCATCCACCGTCACCTTTTTTATAAAAATCTTCAAATCTTATTGCTAGTTTATATGTTGCACCAGTTGACTTCATAAAGTCTTCATCTTTTAAACCTAACAATTCTCTATAAGCATTGAATTGTGGTAATAAACTTTCACCAACACCTACAATAGGAGTATCTGGTGATTCTATTACAGTCAGGTCTATATCAGGAAGACACTTACAAATAGCAGCAGCAGTCATCCAGCCAGAGGAGCCTCCTCCGACTATGATAATCTTTTTAACTTTCATAGTTAATCAATAAAGTAATCTAACTTACCTTTTCTTTGTTTTCTTTTTTTAGGTTTTTTTGATACGGGTTCCTCTACAACGGTATTCTTTTTAAGAAACTCTGTAAATTGATTCTTAAATTCTCTGTCGTCACCTGGTTGTAAAGTCATATCATCAAAATTTGAATCCGTCAATATCTTATGTTTTATAATTACTTGTTTCTTTTCTTTTTGTATTCTTCTCACAAAAGCGTAATATATTATTTGTGTGAAGTATGCAAAAGGGTTATTAGATTTAGATGGATCAAAATTATCCAAATATTGTAAACAGTTTTCAATACCATCAGAGATCATATCATCTCTAAATGTGTAATTAATAAAATTCGGTCTATAAGATAAATGATTGGCAATCTTTAGAAAACACTCACCTATATAATCTGTGACAGGTGGTTTATCTCTTTTATCTTTCTTCGCTTTATTACATATCTTACGATATTCAATCATCGCAGCGAGAAAGGCTTTATTGTCAACGTAATGTTCTTTTTTTGTATTTTTATTCATAATTTCATCATACTATATAACTTCAAAAATGTCAATGCGCATGCATCAAAATGCATTGACTTTTTCAAACTTTGGGTGTACAATTGGCTTGTCCAGCAATCTAGTGGTAAGTCTTTTTAGTATCTCTAAATTCATCCCAAAGCTGGTTATAGTTATCGTTCTCTTCCTCTGACATCATCTCTTGTTCATACTTATTTTCCTTACGAGGTACGTCTAAATTTGAATAGTTTTCGGCTAGTTTTTTATAACTTTTAGTCATCTCATCCGTAGCATTTGTAATAGTAACAATTTTATCTTTTGGGATAGAAACGACCGTATCAGATGTGTACGCTGCCCACTTTATCATAGCAATATAATCTTTTAAACCTTGAGGTGTAAACTGTGAAACGTATTTTATTTGTAGTGGTTTATCTAATCTCAGTAAAGGAGATTTATCAGGCAATCGTGGTTCTGAAAAAGAACACACAATATCATCACCATTTATAAGTTTAATTATTCGTACTATCTGTTCTGCCATTGTTTAACTCTATGTTATGTATCTCGTAATTAAATTCTTCTTCGCTGTATATATTTATTCTTTCTCTAAAGTGTGCTAACGTATAATTTTCTTTTTCGTTATAAGTTAAATCGTCTGCTATATCATATAAAGTAGCAGCTGAATTATTATCTTTTAACCGAAGACCACGGCCAATGCTTTGAAGATTCCTAATCCTTGATTTAGAGGGACTAGCAAATACAATATTGTGTAAGTTCCTAATATTAATACCAGTAGAAAAAGTACCATAGCTAGCAATGATGATAGCGTTATCTGCTTTTTCTGTAATTTCTCTAATCTTTTCTCTCTCATCAGCTTCAACACCTCCGTGAACAAAAAAGACTTTTCTATCTACAGCCTTTTCTTCAATAAGTTGTTTAAGTAACTCACCATGCTTTTCCACATATTGAAATAAACATAATGTATTACCTTGCAATGATAAACAAAGATTTCTTATATATTTATTTCTTTTAGTATTAGAAACTAGGTAATCCATTTCTTCTTGGTAACTTTTATCTTTTAGAAAATCTCTAGCAACCGAATCGTGTTGAAGAATTAAACATATAATTTTTAAATCAGCTAATTGTTTTCTTTCTTGTAATTCACTTGTAGATACAACTTTGTTAACAACTCCAAACAAACCCTCCAAGACTAACTTATGTGTTTTTGTTCCATCTAATGTTCCTGTAAGACCAACTCTATATTTACATTGTTCTAGTTTAGTCATAATTTTACTTAAAGAAACAGCTTTAAAAAGATGAGCTTCGTCACCAATTATCATATCAAAGTCTTTAAAAAATTTTTTGGGCTGATTATATATTGATTGCCAAGTAGATATTATTACATTTTTATTTGTATCTTTTTCGTGGCCAGAATATATCCTATGCACGTTCTTTTCACTATTCCAACCATAGTCTTTAAAGTCTTTAAACAACTGTTCTACTAATGATGTTGTTGGTACTATGATTAATATTTTCTTTTTGATTCTTAATAAATTAAAACGTACTAACAAATAAACTATTAATGATTTACCAGATGCTGTAGGCGATAATAATAAACATCTATTCTTTTCCGTGGCGTGTATAAATGCTTCTTTTTGATAATCTCTTACTTCCATAGGAATATTAAGAGCTTTTATAAAGTCATCTACTTTAGATATGTCAACTTTTGTATCTTGTATTTTTGTTCCATCAACAATCTGTACTTTGTTGTCATCACACCATTGTTTTATATAAGGGTATAAACCAGCATATATTTTACCAGTAGCATAACTAAACAATCTTATCTTACCATCCCACACCCTATTTCTAAACTGTGGCATAAATTTAAAACCTGGTACTTCAAACGTAAAGTGTTCACTCAACTCTCTACGAATATCAGCATCAGCTTCTATTTTAAGATAAACTTCGTTTACTTTGTCAATGATTAGGTATCTTGTAGTGGTCATTCTTAAATAGCACCACTAGTAAATCTTCTCCATTCAATAGCATTTTTGATTGTATATGTTCTATTTGAAACTTGTCTTAATGTTCTCTCTAAAAAATCCACTGTTGTTTCTAAATACTTAACTTTTTGTGTTGCCTTTTGTAAATCAATATCAGCGTCAAGGTATTTGTCTAAATCAGTTTTGAGTATTTTTAAGTCAAATGGTTTTTCTTCATATACTTTAGGATCAGCCTTACCAGTATAATACTCCCATTTCTCACGTTTAAGCGTACTGTAATCGCTCTCAGCACGGGTTAATAATAGTTTGTACTTTGTATAGTGTTTTAAATATTTGTTGTATATTTGAGGTGTTTTTAATGATTCTAAATCTAATTCAGTATCATTTATTTTAAGGTCTTTTTCAGCCTGTTCTTGTAATTGTTCTAAATCCATAATATATCCATTATATCACAAAATCACAAAAAAATCAATGATTATGTGGTAGTTACTGAGGTTGTTGAAGCCCCTTTTGCTGCAAACTCATATAAACTATACTTGAAAGATACTTGAGCTGTCAAGTAATTTACATCAGTCGCTTGTTGGTCATAAACTAAACCACTCAAACTCACAGGAAAAACGTCAGAAAATCTAACTTCTGTCACAGCGTTGTTTTTATTAGTTAATAGTGTTAGTGTTGCATCTGAATATGAACCACCATCTCCTTGTGCCCCATATTTGACTTTACCTATTTCGTTACTTACGGAACCAGATGATGTTGGAAATCTATCAGCTGACGCATCCATCAAGTTTTTAAATTGACTATGATCTTTTGGAAATCCCAATCCTACTAACCATCCGTGTATTTCTTGGTAGTTTTGTAAATCTTCATCTACAATAAAAGTCATAGTTAAATCTTCGTAATTAAGTTTAGTTCCTGGTTTAGGTATATCTTTTAGAGGTGTAGATTGATTGATTGCATCCATAGAGATACCTGGTAGATTAACTGAAGTAACAAAAAATTCAACTTTTGGTAATTTAATTATACCAAATTTAAACTGTGTAGGACTAGCGTAGTCTATCTTTGTAGGTTGTCTTGTAAACGAGTTTGTAACAGTCATATAACTATTTATCCGAGTTTTTATCTACTTCTTCCCACTCTTTTTCGGTGGCTAATCTCTCTAATTCTTTCTCTTTTTCAGTCAATACTTTTCTTTGTTCTTCTACTTCGTTCATTCTTTCCTCAATAAATTCTAATCTATTTTTCTTATCAGGAAACGTAAGTGCGCCAACTAGTAATACAGCACTAGTCACAGCGATAATCCAGAAGTATTGATTGATTAAATTTTTCATATTAGTATTTAGTATAAACAAAAAAGGCGAGGTTTTGAGGCCTCGCCTTTTTAAAGTCATTACTGATTGATATTACATTAAGTTTGTTACTTGGACTCTTCTGTAGTATCTGTTAGAGTTTGCAGAACCAGCGCCGTTAATTACAGCGTTTGAACCACTTGCTCCGATTTCAGCGAATGGGTTAGCTTGGATTCCGTATCTTGTTTTGAATCCAATTTTTGGTTGGAAAGTGTCCTGACCAACTGCTCTAACCATTTGTAGAGGTACATATGGACAATAGAACATAC